GAAGAGTTGCCTATATGGTTGAAACCTGGTGTTGTTACATATAGTAAGATGATGATAGAATTTGATAATGGTAGCAAGATACTCGTATCTGCAACGTCAGCTGATGCTTTCAGAGGTAGAACCATAAATCTTCTAATCGCCGATGAGTATGCATTTGTTAGAAAGCATATTGCAGATGACTTCTGGTCAGCTAACTATCCAACTATTTCAGCATCATCAGAATCAAAAATAATTGTAATATCAACGCCATGTGGTATGTTTAATCAGTTTCATACACTATATTCTTTAGCTGAGAAGAAAGAAAATGAGTTTATAGCATTAAAATATGACTGGCGTGTTGTTCCAGGTAGAGATGAACAATGGGCTGAAATACAAAAGAAGAATCTTGGTTTGAGAAGATTTAGACAGGAATATGAATGCGAGTTTCTTGGTTCAGTATCAACTGTAATTGATTCTACCTGCTTAGAAGATTTATTCGCATGTATTACTGAACCAATAGAAAGACAAATGAACAATAAATTATCTATTTACTGTAAGCCAGATACTGACAAAGTTTATATAATTGGTGTCGATACAGCAAAAGGAACTGGAGAAAATTATTCAGTATGCCAGATATTGAGACTTAAATCATTAAAACCGATAAAACTTCAACAGGTTGCTACATATAGAAATAATACAGTGGATGTTTATACTTTTTCAGAAATTGTCAATAATTTATCATATTATTATAATAATGCTTATATAATGGTTGAGAATAATGCTGAGGGTGCAGTTGTTGTAAATAGATTATGGTGGGAATTTGAAAATGATAACCTTGTAAATTCGGGATCAAAATCTACTGATCTTGGAATAAGGTCAACGACAAGAAACAAACCCAGAGCTGTATTGTTAATGAAGAGACTTATTGAAGATGGTTCATTAGAATTAGTAGATAGAGATACAATTTTTGAATTATCGAGCTTCATTGAACAAAATAATAGATACTTTGGTAAAGATACTAATGATGATTGTGTTTCAGCATTATATTGGGCTTGTTTCGCTCTTGAAATGGATATTTTTGAAGAATCATATGCGTTGAAAAATAAACAAAAAGAAGAAGTTGATTATGAAGATGATAGTTGGACAATCATATCGGATACTAATAAGGATGATGAGGATTTTTCATGGCTTCTTAAATAAATTATAAATAGAATATAGAATCATTTGGTGGAGCTATATATGAAAAAATCAGATCTTATTGAGAAAATAAAAAGAAGACTCGGCTATCCAATGGTAAAAATTGAATTGGAAGATGCCACAATAATAGATAACATTGATTATGCAAGACAAAAATTCATAAGATGGGCAGTTGGTCAAGCAACACAAGAAACATATTATACTCTTATGTTATCTGGTGGTGTTGATACTTATGATTTACCGGGTGATGTCGTTGAAGTCATATCCTATGAAACACAATCGCTTGGGGGCATAAACCAATTATTCACTATGACGAATTATATGTATAATCTCGGCATGTTTGATCAGATACTTGGTAGAGGTAAGCCCCCATCAGAATTTACCATAGTGTCATATCATATTGCAAGAGACTTCCTTGAAACATTAAAAAGATATGTAGTAGATACCTATACCTACAAGTATCACCGTTATACAAACACCTTAGAACTTTCTCCAACACCACCTACTGGAGTTTATATAACAGTTGATGATGTTGTGTATGAAAGCCCAGGGTTTATCCTTTTGAAATGTTATACTATTGAAGGAACTGATGAAGATTTATATGATAACATGTGGATATTTGATTATGCCACAGCTTTATCAAAATATAATCTTGGAATGATTAGGCGTAAATTTGCTTCATTTCAGGGACTTGGAAACATGAATGTGCAGTTAGACGGTGATTTGTTGATAAGTGAAAGTAGAGAGGAAATTGAAAGACTTGAGGAACAACTTAAAAGTGAAGAAGTTTTCGAGGGTTGGCCTATATTACAGGGGTAAGAATGAAGAAACTTACATATGAATATGTCAAAAATAAGATTGAAGAACATGGATATAAGTTAATATCTGACAAATATATATCATCTAAAGAATTGATTGAAGTTTCTTGCCCAAGGGGACATCAATATAAAGTTACATACGGTAATTTTTATCAGGGCAAGAGATGCATGTTATGTAATATTGAAAAATATAGAAATAGCATCGAATATGTTAAATCTGTTTTGGCTAATGAAAATTATACACTATTATCAGAAAAATATATAAATAATGTATCTAAGATATTAGTTCAATGTAATAAAAATCATCCACCATACATCACAACATTCAATCATTTTACTAACGCTAAAGTTAGATGCCCAGAGTGTAGTAAACAACAAAGATATTCAAAAGAAGAAAAAAAGGTTGTTGATATTATTAGAAAATGGCTGAAAAACACTATTATTATTGAAAATGATAGATCAGTAATAAGAAATCCTATATCTGGATATCCATTAGAGCTTGACATATGGATACCATCAATGCGAAAAGCTATAGAGTTCAATGGAGAGTATTATCATAACGATGCGGATACCTTATATAGGGACAGAATAAAGAAGGAATATTGTAATAAACAAAACATAGACTTATATATTATATGGCATAATGAATGGAAAAATAATCAAAAAGGTGAAATGGAAAAATTGAGAAAATTTCTTGGAGATCAATAATGCCACGACTTAATAATACAGGTTTAACAAAACCTAAATGGACAGTATATGATCTACAGTTTAATCAAGAACATGATTTAATCCAGAACTATATAATGGAATATACTGATATTTTTGGTATTGAAGTTGAGTATAGGAGACGTAAATCTAATATCCCATATGATCCACTATATGGGGAACATACCAATACAGAATTTGAAGATGCTATCACCACCAAAGTAATATATGACGTTGGTGAAGAGCCCAATCTCTGGAGCTCATTCGGAATGTTTGGGGGTGATATAATAACATGCCATATCCCAATGGGAACATGGAATAGAGATATATCAAGAACATTAACGCCGAATATTGGGGATGTAATATATATAAAATGGTTGGATAGAGAATTTGAAGTTGTTCATGTTGATGATGATGACAGAATCTTTCAGTTGAAGAAAATGATATATATTCTTATTCTACGTCCTTACAGATTTTCAGAACAATCAGAAAGTGCAACTGATATATATACTGAAACAGTTCCAATGTCTGGATTTGGTGATAATGAGTGGATTAAAGAACAATCAGATAGTATTGATAATTATTCTGATATTGACAATAGCATATATTTGAAATGAGAAGAATAACAACAAGAGACGTTAGAAACTATTGTGAATCTGTAGGTTTCAAATTATATGGCGAGTTTATTAAATCATCTGTAAAAATAGATGTTGAATGTCCAGGAGGGCATAGAAGATTAGTAAGATTTGCTGATTTTAAGCGTAAGGCTAGCTGTCCAATATGTAGTGGAGTTGCTAAAATAACAATATCAGAGATAGAAGAATTGCTTAATACAAGAGAATATAAACTTATAGAGTATAATGGAAGTAGGAATATATTAGTGCAATGTGATAAGAACCATAATCCTTATATTACAACAGTTCCAAGATTCAGGAATGGACATGGTTGTAGGATATGCTATAAGGAAGAAAAATTGAATCGAACAACAAGGCATCGGATAGATCATGTTAGAGAATTTTTTGAGAAAGAAGGATATAAACTATTATCAACATCTTACAAGGATAATAGGCAACTACTTGATGTTATGTGCCAAAATGGGCACCATTTTATCAGGCTATATTAGTATTTATTGCATTAACGTTATGTGGCAATTATTCATTGATATTGATGCGTAAACAACAGGAATATGAAGCTGACAATATAGTTTCAAAACTTGGTTTTGGTATTCATCTAGCATCCGCTCTAAACAAGATGGACCGTAAGACATCTAATAAACTTGAAAAAGTGA